ATTGCTAGATCATAACGCAATCCATTTTCTTCAATAAACTGTAATGTTTGTAGTTGAATATCTTTTGGTCTTGCAGTCATTATAATAATGTAATCTTCTTTTGGTATTTTCTTCCACATTTTTTTTACACCAGGTAAAAGTTTATCATTCTCATACGGCGGCTGGTTGACTTCTGCAATAGTACCATCAACATCAATAATCCATGTGTGTCCTAGGTTCTCACTAAGTTCAAACGGAAATACATCTGCGACTTTTGCAGTTGGATAGTTTGCGTTGTTGTAATCAAAGTCTTCTATCATTATTATACTTTCTCTAATATTACTGTATACTTTACAACATCGATTGTTACATTACCTCGTACAAACGGCTTTGGGCCTTTGATGTTTTCATGTATAATTTTCCAACCCGGTATCTTTTGAATTTTATCTTTCCACCACTGTGGATCTTCAATAATAAGATGTGCATTACGTCCGTCACTGAGTCGTTTCTTTGCAGGATGACATGCAATAAAGTGATGCTGGTATTTTGTACCTATTATGAATAGATTTTCTAGTACACTATCAATTTGTTCTGGTTCAATATGTTCTAGCACGTCACGACTGTAAACCAAGTCAACAGATTCTGGTAGTTCAATAGGATGTGTAATAGGATCATAACTGTGTATGTCCATATTATTGGATTTTAAACTGTCTAATGGTGTGCCTTTGCCGCAACCAAAATCTAGTATGCTGGTTACTGGATGATCTTTAAGAAAGTCTGTGAGTATGTTTGGCGCACCGGTTGCAGTACCAAAGCTCTTAGCCGAATGCAGTTTTTCTAATTGTAGTGTATATTCTGGACTATTCTGCATTCTCGCTCCTTACATAAAGAAAGTCTGCCTTATCGACTTTACTGTGTAAAACATATCCATAACTTTCAAGAAGTTCAAAAGGGTCTGGCATATCTTCAGGTTGTCTGTCTTTGTGTATTCTTACCTTCGCTTCAAGTAAAACAACAGGCGAATTATTTTTAAAAAACTGTTCGGCTCCTTGTAGTACATATCCTTCATGACTGTCGCAGTCAATCTTAATAAAATCTATATCTTCAAAGTGATAACTATCGAGATACAAACACTGCACTTTGGTTTGGTCATGAACATATATATCTTTTGGTAATTCTTTCTTGTCAGTTACCCAACCTGAGAATGTTGTTTTGCCATTAAGCAACATTTTTGTTTCATTTACATTACTCAATGCGATATTATATAATTCTGTATTTTCTATATCACGTGCTTTTAAATTTTTTTCACAACAAACATAAGCCATTGGGTGTGGCTCAAAACCAATTACTCGATCAAACAAAGATGCCATATGAACTGTGCTATCTCCTATCCACATACCAACATCAATTGCATTTCTACGATGCGTACACAACTCTGTTGCAATACTAATTGGTCGTTCACAAGGAAAACTATCATCACGCATATAGTCACCAGGACGTCCATTACTTAGAGAACTTGGTGTCCACCAATTTCCATTTTTTGTTATCATTGTTGTCTCATATCCATGTTACTAGAATCAAGCCACGGTAGTACTAGATCTTTCTGCCTGATCATCCCATATTTTTCTATGCTTTTTGTCACTACATCTGGTAGCAGATCAGTTTCTTGTATTAACTTATATAAATTTGTTGTGTCAGGGTCCATCGGTTCTACGTCACTTCTATATACAACTGCATAAATCCAAGGATCGCCGATGGCTTTTTTAAAAAACCCTCCGTTACAATCCCAACCGTTTACTGCTAACATATACAATAACATAGGCACAGTATAATGATGCTTGTAATTCATTTGCGTATTGTATTCTAACATGTTGAATTCAACGTTGGTTGTTTGTTTTACTGCTATCACCAACATAGCATCTTTATTGGCAACGTGCCACCAGTTGTGTAATGCTTGATATGGATTGGTTATAAAGTGTAATGTGTCATGACAATAAAGCACGTCAAATTTTTTCTTAGTGGTATCAAGGCTTTCAGGCGAGCCTTTCTGCAGACTAATACCTTTGTGCTTTATATTGATTTTGTCAATATCACTCTGCCCAACACATTTAATGTTTAATGGTAATTGTTGTACGTCCCGTGTTGTTGCATTTGCAAACCACAACATATTAAGTGCTTCGGTATCGCATCCTAAGTCTACAACACGTCCGATACTTTCCATGAAGTCGTCATGCTCATAAAACAAATCTAGTATATGTTTTTTGCTATGCTTAAATGCTTGATCTTGACTGGTAAAGCTCGAGTAGTTCATTTTGTATTTTTTCAGCCTTTGTTTTTTGTGTCGTAAATGCAGTTTTAGTTATCTTTTCTACTAGTTGTGCATTAGATTCTAATCTATTCCAGTGTCTTGTTCGTAATAGTATTCCGTCTTGTGTACAAAATTTATATGCTTCTGCTACCACACTATCCATTCTTATTTCAGGATCCTGTATATTATCATAACTATGATCAATAATGTCTTCAAACAGATCGAACCCTGCATCGCGTAGTTTTGCTACTGTTCCAGGCACTGCATACCATATTGGAAATTGATGCCAAGCAAATACTTTATAACTTTTTTCTGTGATAAAAATATTTCGCCATGACAACCGGTCTGTTTGATTACTGCTTTCAACAACCAGTTGCACTGGTGCTGTATAAAACAAGTTGTGTTGAGGAGCATGCTGGTCTGTATTAGAAGCACGATCATCATCAACGTACATTGGATACGTATATGGACTTACCATCTTACGCCATTCTGTTGGAATCATATCTGGAAATGTGCCAAGTGTAATTCTTATATCCTCAGAATCAAATGTGTCTAATATTTTCTTTGCAAGAGTGCAACGACTTTCACTTGCTCTACGCATAAGAATAACTAATTTTTTATCCATAATTAAATTATGCCATGATATATTTTGTTTTTTTAAATATGCATGCCAATTATTACAGTATATAATTCTTTCTACATTACACTCGGCCGGATATGGCAAACTATCAGTGTTTTCATAACATGTAAAAAGCACTCCAAATTGACACATAGGAAACCCAAGTTCGGATAACATTAGTCTAAAAGGTTCAATATCGTCGGCATTATGTCCTTCCCAATTTGGGTTAACAATAATATAGAACTGTTTTAGGTCCTCGACAGTGAGATTAGCACGTTCTAAATCTTCAAAGAAAAGCTCACGCCAGTATTTTTTCACTTGACGACTATACACACGATCAAATTCATGTTTTATCCATATGTTGTACCAAATAAAATCTCCTTTGATACTAATACGAGCCGGCATCATACCTGTACATCTTCCATGCCAGCAGTACGCAATCTAACTATGTGTCCAAGTTGCCACTGTTTAGTATCTAAGCCTTTCATTATGCCTAAATATTTGTTACGCAGTAATGCAACTTCATTGATTATTGTTTCAAAGTCTATTACTTCATCTTCACCATCTACATACTTTTCTGCATCACGACTGCTCAATGCACGAGCATAACCTTCCAAGTACTTTTGGAAGTGTTTACGTCTTATTTTACGTAACTTTATATTTAGAAAATTAAGTACTGCTTCAATTTCTTGTAGTTGATTGAAACGGTGCTCTGTAAGTCCAGGTAATGCTTTTATGTTTTTTTCAACAAGTCCGCCAACCCTGCATTCACTCTTAGCTATTTCTAACTCATGTTCAAAATGAGTTATAAAGCCAGGAATCTCTGCAAGATTGTTGGTTACTTTGCTATACCACATTAGTAGTCATCGTAGTTGAATTCACCATCTTCATCATATTGGTCCAGTAGTTCGTCTCGTTCGTCCTCTTCGAGATCATCTTCTTCATGCTCTCCAAGATAATCACCTACTGCTAATTTGATTGCTCCGTCAAATTTAAATGCATCTCTAATTTCTTCTGCACTGTGTTGTCCAATTAATGCTTCAACCACATGGTTAGCGGCTTCTCTAACATCACCTGTGTCGTGCATAAATTGACGTGTTTCTTTCCATACCAGTGCGGCTAAGTCTAATGACACTATACGTTCTCCTCGTTAAATGTTTCTTCTTCAGCAGGAGCGGCAACTTCAATTACCTCTTCAGCTTCTGGAGTACTTAGCACTTCTTCAATAATATTAAAATCACGCATAACCTTGTCTAAACAACCATTTTCGTTGCGTTCCCATGCTTTACGAAACTGTAGTATTTCTTGTTTATCACTTGTTAAGAAACGTAGCCTATTGCCTTGCTTTGTAAGAAGTCCTGTTGCTTCTGCTAGATCAACAAGTCCACTGTACGGATTCATACCTGTTTCATATGGTATCTTAACTTGTACACTTTCAAACGGTTTTGCATATCTCGTTTTCATAACCTTACATGCGGCACGTATACCTTTTACCTGTGATATCTTGTTACCATCTTCATCTTCTTTAAGTTTAAGTTTACGCATTGCAACAACAATAGAACTTGCATAGATAAATCCTTGTCCTCCAGATATCTTATCATCTGGATCAAACATATCCTGCGACGCATATGTATGGTTAGTACAAACCATACCAACGTTGTAACTACCAAACATGTTTACTGTGTTACGCACAAGTGCAGTTAGTGCCTTTGGCTTTCTACCCAAATCACCTTTCATGTCACCAGATTCAAACTGGTTAACATCTGTTGGTGTTAGCATCATGCCTAAACTATCAATCACAAACAACACCTTAGGACGTTCTCCATCTGGTAATGCTTTGTAGTCTTTCATGAATGTGCTAACTGTCTTTGCAACATCATCAATCATTGACATTGCAAGTTTAAGCAACTTGTCATCGCCGGTATCAACACCTAGTGCTTGTAACCATGCTTCATCTAATGCGTTTTCTGTGTCAATAAGCACAACAAATATGCCTTGCTCTTGTGCATGCTTAACAATGTTACCTGCAGCAAAATAACTTTTACCTGCTCCTGATTCTCCAGCAAACACTGTGACTTTACCTAATGGTACACCTTTATTAAAGTCACCACTTATTAAATAGTTTAGTGCATAGTTACCCGTGCTTATCCAATCAGTTGGGTCGTTAAAGCCAATTGACAGTCCGTCAATGCTTTTTGTAATGTCCTTGCGGAATTTGCTTACGTCAAATGGTTTTGCCATATATAATCTCCAATAAGTTTGTGTTCTTCGGTTGTAGGATGGTTATTGTGTCCAACAAATTCATCAATGAACTTGCCGTCAAATCTTAACCAGTTTTTATATTCAACACTATCAAGCAACTCAACTATATCATCTTTTATATAATCTAAGCCTTCTAATTGATGCATTGGGTCTTTAATTGCAGTAATAGTATACAAAATCTTTCTTTCTCTCAAACTTAAAAGTAGTAATTTTAGTTTAAGCACATGTTCACGTAGTATAGGTAAAAAACTTTTATAAATATAAAGTTGATCAAACAATTTTTTTTCTTTACCTTGCAACGTTTCTTTAAAATATAAGCCTCCAGAAATAATCCATTTTCTTACACTAGGAATTATTATTTCATTACTCTCTAATAAGTCCACCATAGCATTACATAAAGTACCTTCATGATTTGTTTCTAGATCCATTCTCCACAATGTAGGTAGCATTATTACACAATGATCAAATTCTAAATTTTGTGCATACATACATGCTTCTGTGCAAATTCCATTCCAACCCATGCCAGCTTTTGCAACTATATATGAGGTCTGATAGTTTTTACTATAATGTATGCTCCATGGTACGTCATCTTGCCAAGTAGGGTCTGTAAAGCTGCATCCTACCAATAAGTGTCTTGTCATATCCATATTCATACTAATATATTACTATATATTATCCGTATTGTCAAACTGTTTTAGACTTTTTAGGTAATCTTTACTGAAATAATGGTTGTAATTAAATTCTATATTATCTTGTTCTAGTAGATATAAACTATTCCACTCGTGCGGTGTGAGTTTACTAAACTTGCCAATCATAGTCATTAACTCTACTAATCGTTCCACTGGATTGGTTATACTATCAAAACTATAATCAAATAAGTTTTTATATAATCTAAACCCATAATACTTTTCTATGTGTGCATGCCATCCTGGTTGTGCATAAGTCAAAAATAATCCTCTAGTTACTATACTATACAAAAACTTTTCA